CACCCGGCAGATGACGGGATTACAAGGCATATTACCCTTGTGTCTCGGTTGTTATTGCCAATTCAGAAATGAATATGGACGGTAACTTCCGCTTCTCTGCTTTAACGCGCCTTAGACGGTACTTAGACTGATCTAAGAACCGATTTGAAGAGATGATAACATCTCTCGTATCGGACGCGCCCTCGCAGGTGTCTAACCACAGAAGATAACCACCATCGCCGTTATCACGCTGTTGCGTGACCATTGCTAACCGAAATCTCGGAGCAGTGTTATCGACGAGTTGTGAGTCATCTTCGAGGTTATCACCGCCCCATAACCCTTTCGGTATGAAACTGCGAATATGAAGCCATAAAGGTTCTATACCGCAATCGAGTATACTGTTCCAAGGTATACTCGCCCACTTGCGGATCTGATTCGCGATAACAATCGCGTCTCGGACTTTTGCAATTGGGCGCCGAAGGAAGAATGGGGTTATATCATCCCCGAGGTGATAATGACCTCCACAGCTTTCCCTAAAAGGGCCAGATGTGAAAGATTTATCACGGTTTACGGAAAATCCGACGTAATCAAGAACTGAGATCAGTTCATGGACATAGTCGGATCCGACAATAATGTCGTCACCGTAGACAGAGATGACTCCACTGCCCCTCATAAAATGGCGAACGGAATACGAAAGAGCCCAAAAGATTAGACTTTCGAGTTCGAACGTAAAACCGTTACCCATCGATGAGAACATGTGATTCTTATGCCACTCGCCACGAATTAATGTGGAGGGAGACCTAAGGTCAGACAAAAGTCCGAACCATAAGTCAGGCAGAAGAAGTTCGACAATCATCAGGCTGACGCTATCGCTAGCGGAAGACAGATCGATTGTAGCCAACTTATCAGAAATACTACCCTCACGGGCAAGATTTCGATTTATTGACTGATCGTTGAGGTTAATCCCAACGGTCCGAAGCCTCCGACGGATGTAGTTTCCTACACCTTTCTGGAGGTACATGTTAAGATCGGGTTCCTTACAAGCAACCCGATCTATGGTAGTGGACTTGGGGACTGTAAAGAGGTGGTTTCCTTCCACTTCACGAATAGTGATAGCAGTCGAAAACTCTCTCCACAGAGGTGATTCTTCCAGTAATAGGTCGAACCACTTATGTGCAGCAGAGGTGACATCTGCTTGACCGAGGTATTTCAAAGCCGGATGGCTCTGAAATCGCGACCTAGTCGTAGTCGCACCCCCACTGAAGCCACCAAAAATGGCTTCAATTGGAACAGTATCACCAAGAAGCTTGGTGATCAGACCACGGGCGTAGTCAATGAAACTACGCCAAGTTACTCGAGGAAGTATGTTGTAATCTTCCAAAGTTAAGAGTAACCTGGTGTTTGTAGCGTCATTGTCACGCTCGACAGAAAGCCATTTATTAATAGCTCTCTGGGCGCGTACATCAGCAGAGTCAGTCTCAGAAGAGACGAACTTTGTCATGAACATTTTCTGGAGGTACTTAATCTTTTCATCGGAATGAAAAGAATTAGAACTCTCCAAATGATGTATCATCCTGATAACGTCGCCGGTAAGGGTCTCGGGTAACGTCGCGTTGGCATCGCGAAAGCGATTGTTCAATACGCGTTTCTTTCGTGAGGGCTGTCTGGCCATCACCATCTCCTTCTGTCAAGAGGGGGATAAGTGGTACAAGGACACCTGTAACCACCAAAGAAAGGACGACTCCAATGGTCAACCTCTGACGAGGCGCCGACGAATGCCGGCGCCGAGTCATCAGTAGACGCCCTGGAGATCGACCAACAGGTCGTTGATCAGTGCTTCCGAAGGATCGAAAGCAGACTGAAACATGCCAACGGCATCATTACGTTCCTGCGTCGTTGACGTAGGGTCGAAAGTGAACGTGGCATCAATAAAAGTCGTCCTGACGACAACTGGGGTAGAAACCCCGTTGATCGTCTGGGTTTGTACAATTGGGAACTGAAATTTCAGCACCGATTTGTACCGCCCGGTCGACGTTTTATTGAGAGCGACCTGCACGCGGTTGTTCCCAACGGGAACACCCGACGACTCAACAACTGTTCCCATACCGTTGGTAATATCCAACGGCGTAAAGGTGTGGTTGACAGGAGTCGCGGCCCTGTCCGTAAGGACAAGGTTCTGTAGTTGAGGCATGTATTGAGCCTTTCAAGGTTGAGTACGGCCAGCCAGCTAACCAAGTGGTTCACTTGAACCACTTTTGAATTAGAAGGCTAACTCCAGATAAACCGCGTGAGAGTGAAGAGAGTGGGTTTTTGATAAACCATAGACCGGCACGAGGCCAGTCATCAAGTTTACGTCTGTCATAAGAATAGCCTTGAAAGCTATTCTTAATCGGAGGTCCAGCCTGATTAATACCAGGGTGTAATTCCGAATTGACTGAAATTTCAGTCTTTAGACCGACGAACCCACCAAGAAACTCTAACCCAGCGGGAGGCAATAGCGAATCAAGTACGGGGCCGACTGGTGCTACCCAGTCGACAACGAACGAGAACGGTATCAAATCCCAGGTGAGTCGTAAGGGGTTGGACAAACCAACCTGGTCTGCTAGATGGAAAGCATCGGACTTAACTGTAGCATAAAGCTTACATTGAGCCTGTTGCATTCCAAATCCAGATCCGATTTCGAGGCCTTGGGGTCGAATATTAATCGATTCCCTAGAGCTTTTACCGGATCCCGAGATGATTAAGGGCGGTTTTAAACGCTGCTTAAGCAAATCGTGTAGACCATATATGTCAGACATTAGAGGCTTCCAACCATATTGGTATTGAAGCCAAAGATCGGATCCCCGCCGAATGACGGAACGTCCATCTTTGAGAAGGCGCCATGCTTCTGAAGCATTCCCGCGTTTAACCGCAAGAGCTGCTTTAAGAAGTGTGACAGCTGACTCTTCTAACATACTGTACGTCTGGCGTGCCTGAGCGATATTCTCACCCATACCCATCTTCTGGTCTTTAATCCTTTCCAGCGCTTTCGCGATGGCTTGATTTTCGACCTCGGATGAGTTAACACCAAACGGACCATTCCAATTGAACCGAAACGGAACCTGACGGTTCAGCATCGGATCTTCAGGATTAGCCATGTCAAAAACACAGCTAAAGGTTCCCGAGGAGGAGGTCCATACTTCCTTACCCCATGAGAACTCTGCAACACCTCTGGCATACGTCGTTGGATCTCTCCAAGGCGTATTGTCAGAAAGGAAGCGAACAGGACTGTTCACTCCCTCTTTGCGGCAGTGATGTTCAATTAAATTGTGGCTAGCATAGATGGCAGGATCGAAAACGGTATTACCGCTACGACACTGTCTCCAGTAATCTTCATGTCTGAAGAAACCGTGGTCCCCTTTCGAGGGATTACGTGCAGCCAATGACATCACAAAGCTCCATGGAAGAGGATGACTATATCGACCAGTTCAAACATGACTGACACGATCTTAGTCAAATCCGTTCAAAGAACGGAAGTCCCTGCGTCCGCACGCATAAATGCGAGCATCCGAAAGGATGAATCCCGAGGAGAGAAA